CAAAAGTACGGTCAGAAACAAAAGGTGCTGGTGGTCGCAACACCACAGGCGTTGATTTAAGTAATTTAACACCGGAGGAGTTGAGAGCTATTGCCAATTCTAAGCGATGAGGAAATGAATGTACTAGCATATGAAGCGGAAAAAGAACTATCGCGCCATTTCTATCGTGATTATGTGCAGTTTGTACACCACGGAAATTATGTGCATTATCGTCACACAGAATTGATTTGTGATGTGCTCCAACGTGTGGCCGATGGTGAACATCTATCCATATTAATAGAGATGCCCCCACGACATGGGAAAAGCATGACTGTGACGGAATCGTTTCCGTCTTTTTATTTGGGCAAAAATCCAAATAAGCGGGTAATTGCTGCTGCATATAGTGATGGACTAGCAAAAAAATTTGGACGGCTAAACCGTAATAAATTTAATGAGTTTGCTTATGAGCTATTTGGCGAACAAATGTCTGAATCAAATGCAGCAGTTAAAGATTGGAGCATTGAAGGTAAAGCAGGTGGCATGATTGCCACTGGTATTGGTGGCTCTATCACAGGACATGGCGCAGATTTAATGATTATTGACGACCCAATCAAGAATTTGAAAGAAGCCATGTCACAAACGATGCGAGATTTTGTATGGGATGAATGGGAAGCCACTCTTTCAACTCGTCTACAAGGTGATGATTGTTCACTCATTGTTATTATGACTAGATGGCACGAAGATGATCTAATAGGTCGTTTACTTGCTCGTAGTCCTCGTAAATGGATACGCCTACGTCTACCTGCCATTGCAGAAGATGAAAATGACTTGCTCAACCGAGTACCAGGAGAGCCATTGTGTCGTGAGCTTGGATATGACGAGAAATGGGCAGCTAACAAAAAGGTAGAAGTCGGCTCACGTACATGGGCTTCATTGTACCAGCAAAGACCCGCTCCTGCAGGTGGTAATATCTTTAAACGGGAATGGATTAAATTCTATGTACGTGATGAGCAAATGAAGCGGGATTGGGGCTTGAGTGATGATGTCATTGTATTACCGCTTCACTTTGATAAAATGGCTCAATCATGGGATTGTACGTTTAAGAAAACAGAAAGTAGCGACTTTGTTGCGGGCCAAGTATGGTCACGTAAAAAAGCGCAGTATTTCTTATTAGATCAGGACCACAAACGAATGAACTTCCCAGATACAGTTAAAGCAATCCGTTCCATGACTGACAAATGGCCAAAAGCTACAAGTAAATATATTGAGGATAAAGCAAATGGTTCTGCTGTCATTGACACATTAAAAGATGAAATCAGCGGTATTATTCCAGTTGATCCCGATGGTGGTAAGGAGGCACGTGCAAATGCAGTGTCTCCTTTATTTGAAGCGAGGAACGTGTACTTCCCACATCCGAATATGTGTCCTTGGGTGAATGATGTCATAGAGGAAATGGTGAGCTTCCCTAACGGGGCTCATGATGACATGGTTGATGCGCTGACACAAGCATTGAATCAATTGTATACAAATAACACAAACCTACTTGATCGATTTAAAAAACAAGCAGGTTTTTAAGGTAGGTGATGAATATTGAGTCTGCTTGAACAAGCTAGGAAATACAAAGAGGACTTTATGCAAGGGCATGGAAAAGCGAGTGCAAAGGATAAACTTACTCGACAAGTGCCAGGTATTCGCCGTAAGTTAACACATGCAGAAATATCAGGTCTGTATGCAGATAATCCAATTGTACAAAATATTGTTGATATTCCAGCCGAGGATATGACAAGACACTGGTTTACATTACGTATGAAGGATGAGCAGCTTGCTCGAAATATTATGGGGCGGTTGGCAGACCTTAAAGCAAAAGAGGCCTTCAAGAAAATGAGGATGTATGAGCGTATGCGTGGTGATGGCTTTATCTCGCTGGGTGTCACTCAAAAGAGTATATTCGACTTGAAGGATCCGTTAAAGTTGGAGAATTTAAAATCAATTGATTACTTACATCCGTTTTCGAGTATGAAAGTAAGTGAGTTATTAATTAATGATGATGTCTTTGATAACAACTATGGGAAGTTGGAAAATTTGAGAATTAATCGTGCATCTCGGAGTGGTATACAAGCCGTAGAAACAGAATCACTTGTACATTACTCGCGTGTATTACATGACCAAACGAGGCGATTAGAGGACGAAGAAGAGGGCATGTCGCTGTTAGAGACACTATATGATGCTATTACTGTGCTTGACACTTCCTTGTGGTCTGTTGGTCAGATACTACATGATTTCACATTCAAAGTGTATCAATCTAAAGATGTGGAAAACTTAACAAAAGATGAAAAGCGAGAGCTTGGCATGATTATGGATTTCATGTTTCGTACAGAAGCATTAGCAATTATTGGAGCAGAGGAAACTCTGACCAAGCAAACAACGCCCGTATCTGGAATTAAAGACTTGCTTGACTTTGTATGGGAATATATAGCCGCTTCTGCTCGGATGCCTAAGAGCGTCATCAAAGGGCAAGAAGCGGGTACACTCACAGGCGCACAGTATGACGTCATGAATTACTATGCCCGTATTACCTCAGCACAGGAAAATGAGCAAAAGCCGCTTCTTGAACAACTTATTCGTATGCTATTATGGGCAGAAAATGAGCCGGGGGGTCGCATCGATCCAGATAAAGTTGAATGGGAAATTAAATTCAATCCGTTATGGTCTGTTGATTCTAAAACGGATGCAGAGATACGGAAAATTGTTGCTGAAACTGACCAAATTTACATTTCTAACGGTGTTATCGGTGCTGATGAAGTTAGAGAGTCACGCTTTGGACAGTTCGGTGTGTCTGACGACTTCAAATTTAGTGGTGATGATGCACATTGGCAAAGAGTAGCGAATGAGGTATACAGTGCATGGAAGGAAAACGGCACACATGGCTAAACATGTACCCCCTACTCGCTTTCCTGATGTTGTCACGGCATCTTATTACCGCTCCATCGATAAACTTGTACAAGAAGCGGGCAAAGCAACCTTAGCCATATTTGATACACATTTAAAAGAATACATTGACAGCAACCGCGCGGATAGTAGCGGTTTTTTTGTTGTCGATGGTTTATTTGATAAGTTGAAACAGATACTCAATAGGCTTTCAAAAGCAATTGAACAATTGTTTTCAAAGCAAAAGGCAACAAAAGCAGCCGATTTATTTATGAAGAACCTCAATCAAAACAATAAAACCAACATGGAACAACAGGCCAAGGTAAAAGGGATTAATCCAGCAGACTCAGAACCTTGGCTAACGCCATTTATGAAAGAGAATGTTGAAAAAAATGTTGGCTATATCACAAATATTCGTGATGATTACACCAAAAAAATTGAAAACATCGTGCTAGATGGTGTAAATAATGGCAGTAGTCATAAACAGATACGCCAGCAACTTGAGGACCAAATCGACATGTCTCGTAGTCGAGCTGAATTTGTGGCTGTAGATCAAACTGGTAGCCTTTTTGGACAGATGACTGCTCAACGTCATCAAAACATGGGCGTTAATCGCTTTAGATGGCGTACATCGAAGGATGAACGTGTACGTGATACTCACAAAGTACTTGAAGATAAGATATTTTCATACGATGATCCACCAGCTGTAGGTTTGCCTGGTGAGGACTTTCATTGTCGCTGTATTGCACTTCCTATTTTTGATGATGATGATGAGGAGGAAGAGATTGAATCAACAACGGAACAGCCTGTAAATGATAAATTGACAGAGGAAGAATTGAGAGCCATAAATCAATACATTAGTTCGGATTCTTATAAACTAAATGATAAGTTGAGAAGAGGTTCACAACTTAGTGAGCAAGACGAAATCTTAACTAATCATTTAGATGCTGCCTTGAAGAAAATGCCGAAATACGAGGGTGATTTAGGGCGTTCATTATATTTTTATAATGATACAGAATTAAATAGTTTCATGAATAGTCATATGCTAGGCTCTGTAGTGATGTATAATGAATTTATTTCCACTACCAAAGGTGATGTTTATAATTTGGATGGTCAAGTTCAGTTATATATTTTGGATGCTGAAAACGGCAGAAATATTAGTCATTTCAATGAAGGTGAACAAGAAATATTATATGAGCGAGAATCGAAATTCAGAGTGAAAAACATCGAAGAAATAAATGGCACTTATCACATTCAATTGGAGGAATACGATGAGTAATAAAAAACCTTTCAGCGATCCAAGATGGACACAGCCGTTAGGGGGAAAAGTTATTGGAAAAGTTGAGTTTACGGAAGAGGAACAGCAAGAAAACAAAAAGAAGTTTCGAGAGCATCTAAAAAAAATCGGTGTTATAAAAGAAGAGTGAAAACACGTAACGGCAAAAGGTTAGGTGTTTTTATTTTGGTCAAAATCCCAAACGTTTGTGATTTTAGAAAGGAGGTGAAACTATGCCAAAAGTAGGCGAACATCTAAATCCAATCATTGAAAATAATTTTAAGTACCATGCTCCAAAGGCTGGTCAAGCTGAGAAGTATGAGGCAATTAATGAGAAAGCAAAAGAACTTGCTTATCTTATCGATGGCATGTGTCCAAATAGCCGTGAAAAATCGTGTGCTATGACGCACTTAGAGGAAACAAAAATGTGGGCGAATGCTGCTATTGCACGAAATGAATAATTGGAGGAGATAGCTTGAAATTACAACGCTATGACCGCAGTTTAATAAACGATTATGCAGAGACACCAGAAGGGTATTTAACGGTACGTGTGCCGATTACTCGTCCTGGTGTTTTTCCGTATGCTCGGCAAGATGGCACTGTACAAATGGAAGCGAAGCTGCCTGATGAGATTTTTAGTGATCGCACAATTTATTCAGCCCGCTCCAAGCCTGTTACAGATGAGCATCCAAATGTACCGGTGACTTTAGATAACTATCAAACTTATGCAAAAGGTATGAGCCATACAGATGCCCATGTAGAAGATTTGAAGCTTTATGTATCTATGACTATTACAGATAAGGATCTTATTCAAAAGGTTTATGACGGCAAGCGAGACATCAGCATTGGCTTTATGAGTGATGTCGTGGCAGAAGCGGGCACATATAATGGGCAACCATATGAGTATGTACAGCGAAACATTGAAATTAATCACATTGCTATTGTAGATCAAGGACGAGCGGGTCCAGAAGTGGCTATTCGTTCTGACAGCGATGCATGGCAGATTGATGCAGATGAAAAAGGAGGAACAACATTGGTAAAGTACAAAATTAACGGTG